TCACGTCAGTCATCGCTCCTGTACTCCTCTCCTATATACTCACTCACCGCGACCGCGGAATAATCCCAAACATCAATAACATCGCCGATCTCCGTCTCCTCGCGGATGAAATACTCCCTAATTACCTCCGAGACGCCGCACACGGCGTAGTCGGTATGGTTAAACTCAGCGTGGAGTATATAATGCAACCCAACGCCAGCAGCCTTCACCATTGTCGCAATCTGCAATACATTCCACTCGATAGCAGAAATTCTTTCCGGTATAGTTATTATTATCGTTGCTGGTTGATTCGGGTCCTCCGAATAGTACAGAGGTGTACGCGCCCAGAACATTTTTAGCGCGCGAAAAACATCGCTATATGTGCATTCGTTTGTGTTGAGGTGGATTTTGAACGTAAGATACAGACGATAATTGTCGTCGTCCATCGGTATGTTAACTCCCGCCATCCTGGACACAACCAATGCTTCCGCCCTCGACATGACGACAATATCCCCGATACCGTCAAGCTGAACACCCTCGGCGGTTTGTAACCACCGTAGAGTATTAAGTTCATCGAAAAACTTATGGACCTCCTCAAGTTCTTTCGCAAGCGCTTCTTGGAGCACTTCGATGTTTGGCTTGTCCTTAAATTGTTCAAGTAAATCCCTTCGGAGTTTTTCGAGGTAGGCGGGCGTATCATCCACTGAGCACCACCTCAATTCGTGTTTCATCCGTCACGGCCAACTGTCGGGGTGAAATTGGCACCATTCCGGCCACGAACGCACCAGGTGGCTGATTCGGGTCGGTGGTATGGAATGTTCTTATATCAATATGGCCAATGCCTGGGATGTTCAGATATATCCTTCCCTCAATGAGCCGCTGCGGGATGATTGGAGTACCAGGCGCCACTTCTGCGCTCGTCATCGCTCCTACAATAATTGCCTTTATCGCCTCCACGTAGTTCGGAGGAAGGATTTCAGCGGGATTCATATATAGCGATATATGGAACCACGTGAACACACGCTCAGGCCGGTTAAATCGAATCGGTATGGGCTCGCCTTCGTCTCCTGGAATAATAACCTCGATAGTCCCAAAAGTATTTATCCCAGCCGCCTTTTTGTCCCATATCTGCATGGCAATTTCATAATCGCTTCCACCCTCCACGACCATTTCAATGCTATGCGGCCAGCGACCGTAAGCGTCTGTGATATTCGTATCGTTCTGAAACCCAGCAACACTTATGATGCCCTGTACGTTTCTCAGAATGGCGCTTTTGATGCTCTCCAGCATCCGGTTTGACCGAATAAAGATTTTATCCGTATATGATCGCCTCAGTCCGACATCGGTTTCCAGGAGCCGTCCAGCGATATAGGGGATAAGGTTAACGACGCTTAACAAGCCGGGCACGGCTGTTACGATTTGCGTTATCGTGTTGTGGGGTAATGATATTTCCCCGTGTTCCTCACTGGCAAAATTTACGATGCCGGTCACGCTCTCCGTAGTAAGATTACTTCCGAGTACCAGAACGTGCGTCCGCTGGGCATCCACAGCACCCAAAAAAAGTAACCCATCCGCAACCGTAGCGAAAAGGGTATCACTCGTGATCTCCGCAGAGAGGCCGGTTAAAATTTCTTCCTCAGTGGCCGCCGCGCTGCTCGTGTACTGGAATAAATCACCATCGAGGGCAATAGTATAAATTTCCGAGGAAATAACTACCGCTGCCCTGATCTTCACCTGGTTAAACGCGCTTCTCGTGATCCTCGTGTCTGCACTGGCAATGAATTCAATCGCTGGGTTGGTGTTGCTTCTTATGCGTGTTCCCCTCGGGATCGTCGTGCCCTCAATACATTCGCAGTGGATAGGGTAGAACGTGGGCCTCGGGTCCTCACGCGCCACGCCGCCGAATTGTACTGCGTTGTCAAGGCTTGCGCCCTCGGCGCTGAAGGGATACATGCTTTGATAAATCTGTTCTCCGAGCTCCCATAATTCCGCGATTTTGTCGGCATAGGCTGTTAGCTGTACGTTGAGATATGATTTTGGATTGTGCCGCGTATTCACTCCCCAACCGTCCGAAAGGGAGTCGTGCAGGTCGTTCATGATTTCGTCGAATCTTTTTATGACCAATCCCTTCGGCGTGACGCCGTAAATATTAGACATTTATTTCTACCCCCTCCCTCCGATCTTCCCCGTCGATCATGGCCGCATAAGATATCCTCGCCACACGTGAAGGTTTGTCATAATCGACCGTTACATGCTTTACACTGTTTACGCCCTCCACGCTCAATATCTCGTTTTTGATGATACGGCGTATACGCGCAAGGTTTGGATTTTTCACGAGGATTTCTTCGTAATAAGGGACTCCGTAACGGGGCGCAAATCGCCACTCTTGGAAAAACCACAGGAGCCTAATTCGTATTGCCTGGATGATGCTCTCGGTCAAGGATATATCTCCGTTTTCGCTTATCTGCAAATCGCCGTCTTGTGTTAAAAGGATGTCTAACACAAAAGCGCCCCTCCTCTCTAACCTCCTATATTTACACTTCCGCTGCCGGCTGCCACCGCCCCGGCTAAAACTACCGGATCGCCGATGCGCCCCGCAGGGATGCCATTTATAAATACCGACGAGCTGCCCGACGCTATAAAATCTTGATGCGGCGGGTGTATGTCGCAACCATGTACGGCGTATAAATCATTTACCCGACCCGCGCCCATCCCGTTTATAATCACGTTGCCGCTGGCCGTAACCAACGGTACCGGCGGACATGCATCATGGCCGGTGCAGTTATCCCCCAAACGAGTCGCCGCCGGCATATCTGTTTCCCCCCTAGTTTATGTTTACTGTCGGCGCGATCATCGTTATTGACGCAGCGCTGGTTATTGTCATAGGACCCATAGCGTGCAAATCAACCGCCCCGCTGCCGAACATCTCAATGAATGAACCTTCTCTTTGAATGATTATTGATTCGTTGTCGTGTGCCCGTCGGACAAGCGGGTTCGGGCGTGCAAACAATCCCGGTATGGCGATGGCGTTTTGCATATCAAACCTCAATTCAGTAGCAGACTCCGCGCCCGTGCGCCACTGATCAAGGGCTTGTTCCAGCATTAAAATCAAGCACTCGTCACCGGGCTTGATATGATGAACGATTGAAATCTTTTGCAATGTACTTTGAGGAAAGTAGACAGGGACTCCAAATATTTTCGGATAGTCGATTAAGCCTCCATCCGGCTTCCTGTATTTGGCGGTAGGCTGTATTGTCGCCTCACATTTATCGGGATCGAACGAAACCACCTTGCCGGGTACCGCCGTATGGACATCGCGTACAATGTCGAGTATTAAATTTTTCATTTCCTGCGTAAACTCCTGTAAAATTTTAACCACCCCCATGCAAAAAGCCGCTTTCGCGGCTCTTTGTGATTATTATTTCTTTCCGTTGTGATTTTGTTCGTGCACAGTTTTAGCCTCACCTACGCCTCCACCAATCGCGCCATGCAAAGCCAGTCTCCCTCGATGTTATCGCCATTCATTTCAAGAGAGTGTACGCGGAAATACCCCTCGGCTATCTTGCTCTCCAGTCGCAAATAATCGCCTATCCCTATTGCGCCATTGAGCAGATATTCAACTTCATAGCCCGGTCGATCCTGCGCTCCGCTGCCGCTCGAATCCAACGCCATGCCCTCCGCGCTTATCATGATTTTCTTGGGTATCCCGATTAAGCCACTGTCGGCCGATAGGACGTAGACCTCTCGTGTCATGGTGTCGTATCGATTTTTGATTTGCAAGATGCCGTTTTGGATTTGCCATTGCAGGCCGCTCGATGCACATGCTTTGTCAAGAGCTGCGCGCGCCGCGCCGACAAAGGAAAAGCCGTTCGGAAAGTCATAGAGTTCGGCGTTATAAGAAAATGTTACGGCGACGCCCATTTCACTCGCAATGTCTTGGATGATTTTTTTAGAGCCGATCTTGCCTGCGTAAGAGAGGGAAACAAAGGTATCCCGCAACTCAACCCTTCCGTCAACGACCTCCATTCTCGTTTCCCGGTCAGCACCGTCGAGCTCCGTAGAAATAAATGATATTGTGCCGACGAAAATGAGCGTCATTATGTCGCCGTATCCTGCGCGCAATGCTATAGGGCAGTCTTTTTCGTTGAGGATAGCGAGCTGTTCCGGGTTGAGGTTCCAAAGCGATATTTCAGAGCTGTTCGGGGTTTCGGTGTCGGCTTTTTCTATCGCGAAATTTATTCGCGTTGCCGTCGGCTGATCCGGCGTTGTTTCGCCGATTTCAAAACCATTGGTCGTAAATCTATATTGCCGGTCGAACAACTTCATGACGGCGCCTCCTGTTGCGCTGAAATATACGCAAATATGGCATTGCCGTTTTTGAAGTCATCCCGCCCGACGCTTGGAAGGTGGGTGTATACGCCAAATATGCCGAGAGGGAAATTGTCATCCATTATTTGAAGGTTGAGGGGAAAATTGGATACTATACGTATTCCTACGGCCAGCGGCTCTTTCTGCATCGTGTAAAGCCCGAATAACCAGCGGTTCGCGGCATCGTTAAATGTAAAACGAATTAAATAGGGTTTGCCATCAAGGACCACACGCGAGAAGGAATCATTCATATTTGGTACCATTATCTCTAAGCGTTGCAATGCATAACCCCCTTACCAAATAAATCGCCGCTCACAACAAGCCGGCGCCTTTCGCACCACCGTACAGGATGGACCCTTTGCTTGTGTCGTTGCTATCACCGCTTGAGGAACCGGCAGGAGTCGAGCTTGACTTTGTATTTGCGGCCCCTGCGTTCATACCTGTCATTCCGCTTTTACCGTAACTATCAGGGAGAGAGGCTGTTCGGCTCTCCACGATGCGGATTTCCTGAAAAATTATCGGTATCTCTCGCGATGTGCCGGTTTCCTTTGTCTTAGTCAACTCAATGCTGAGGATCGCCATATTTTCATACGTGGCATCGGTTGTCGTTATGGTGATGGGTTGCCTAGAGAAATATAATTCCTCAAGTTGCTGTATTACATCTTGCACGCGGTCTGGACTTGTACCGTGAGCCTCAAGATGCGTCACCGGTGTGTTCGTTAAGAACAGCGTCATCTCAAGAACTTCGGGGCCCAGGATTATTGAATCGCTGACCTCAAATCCTGTCTCCACAGGATAGGAGGGAGCCTGTGCGGTCAAAGAACGATTTTCTTCAATAAGCACGTCAAACGTAATGCCGTTAATGTCTACAGGCTGAGTAGCCCTTGCCATTGCCCTACCCCCTTACGAAAGCCAATCCGCGCGCCAATTGCCCGGTAGCGTAGCTTGCCGCTTTATCCATAGCCTGGGCGCTCTTTTGTTGCCCGGCGCGGTCGCCATTGAATGTGTTGG